AGTGCCAGAATATCAAATGCAGTTGTACTTTTGCGACGCATGAATCAGTCGCCCGGGTTATCTCAAAACCGGGTAGCCAACCTGCCACTGCGTAGCCATTTTGTAGTCACTGATGTAAAAAAAGGGGTTAGCCGATGGCTAACCCCTTGTTCTATATTAACTAGTAGATGTCGCGTTAGCGATACCTTAGTTAAGACGCTTTTAAGGATGGACATTGATTTATATATATTTTTATTATTTTTCAGCAAGTTAAATCAATACTTACCGCAATGAAATGCAGTGCTATGCAACCTTCGCCGCCACTTTGCCGCCATTTTTGAAAGCTAACGGATTCAAATTTATTGCCTCTTCCAGGTGGTCTGGAGCAAAGTGCGCATAGCGCATTGTTTCGCGAATATTGGCATGACCGAGTATGCGCTGTAGCACCAAAATATTGCCGCCATTCATCATGAAATGAGAGGCAAAAGTGTGTCGTAAGACATGCGTTTTTTGCCCTTCTGGTAATTCGATATCGGTCAGGGCTAGCGCCTTTTTAAACTCTTGATAGCATGGTTTGAACATCTTCCCCTGCATCACTTTTAGTTCATCATATAGCCAGTCTGCGATCGGGACGGTCCGGTTTTTCTTACCCTTGGTTTTAAAAAAAGTCAGTTTATTTGGTGATAATTGAGAACGGCTCAACCCTTCTGCCTCACTCCAGCGCGCTCCTGTTGCTAAGCAGATCTTGACAATACAAGTTAGGTTGTCTTTTCCATAGCGTTCACATGCTGCAATCAGTTCCTGGATCTGCACGTCTGTGAGCCAGGACATTTCCTTTTCTTCTTCTTTAAAGGTTCGCACGCCATCAAGAGGATTAGGTAGCGACCATTCACCTAATCGTTTTAGCTCGTTGAACATAGCATCAAGATACTGTTGCTCTCTGTTCACTGTTATCGGTTTGGCAATCCATTTCTCTGGATTCTCATGATAACCATTGCTGATCTCTCCACGCAGCCGTTTGCCGCGATATGTAGACCAGTCTTTTGCAGTTAACTGTGAGGCAATTGGATCCTTAAGGCCGTTACAAATAATACGTAACTTCCCCATGCGAGATTTGCCCGCAGAAAGCGTCTGCCCGTGAAGCTTATCCCAAAGCTCAATAAGCTCACTGAGTTTACGCCGATCCTCCTTCTCACCGAGCCACGGCTTATTTTTAGTTTCTTCTAGGGTGAAGGTTTCAAATGCTACAGCCTCCCCTTTGGTAGCAAAGGTTTTGCGCAGGCGCTTTTTGTCGCGCCCGTTTGGGTAGCTTTCAACTAGCCATTGTCCTGAGGGAAGTTTTCTTACGGTCATGCAGCACCTACATAAGAAATGATGTGATTAGCCATGCTCAAAAAATTAATACATGGCTAATTAGAGATGATTTAATTTTGAACGATACTGACGATGTCACCTGTATTTAAATCTACTCTCGCGGCAACTTGCTCCTTAACAACGGCCCCGTAGGCGTTCTTTCCTTTGAAAGTTGTTTTGACAATACCATGAGGATCCTTTCCTAAAACAATGCTGGATACCGTTTCAACATGCTTGTAAGAATCATCATCATTCATACTTTTCTTAATGAGTTTTTCAAGTGGGCGGTATGCCCCATTCCACCCGCTAAAATTAGCTTGAAATGCATCGAGATTTATACGTTTGGATAAGGCAGCAGGGTTTGTTTCATACTCACCCTCGCACCACCCTAAGACCGTGCTTAAAGGTAGGCTGCCATCTTTCAATAAACTATTTTCACTCATGCACGCATAGAATGAATCACCACTTTTAGTGTCAATTTTTTTAAACTTTACATAGTCGCCAATAATTTCATGTCGTGTCGCCTGAGCTTCGCGTCGATAATCGCTTAAAGATAAATCAGCGTATTCAAATTTAGCTGGTTCCGCGGCCTTCGGCTCATTTTTGGTATTGGTATCTACAGTGGTCTTAGGTGTTGGATCGAGCTTCGCACCAGCTACAGCAGCAACTATGAAGACAACTATATAAACCAAACTTGACCGTTTTCTATTTGGCATAAGAACAAGTTCAGGTTTAGCAAGCCCAACGAAAAAGGCGATGAATGCTGCAAATGAAATTAATGCTAGTAAAGTTCCCATTTAGATATCCTTAGTTAATAACTATCCCGTATTTATAAATACTCATACTTTAAAGTAATATTAAGTCCATTTATTTATCAGTCCTTAAACATGTATCTCTGTGGTCGCTACAATCAAACCAATAGCTTTTATATCATCAGAGGAGCATTGAAATTCAGTAGTATCATTTTTTACTTGTAACTTATTCCCAGGTAGCCTAGAAATACTATAAACATCAACATTATCGTCCAAATCGATAAGCCATTTTCCATTTGCAATGTTTTTAACTGCCATATCTGCAAGCCAAATAAAACGACCTGAATAAATATAGGCTGGCTTACTAATATTTGGTTGCAGTACTTTAGGGTCAGTGAGTACCTCACCAGACTCTTTCATTTGACCGGCGGATAATTGATATTTGCAAACGCTCAATAATTGAGATGATTTTGGTGTTTCACTGGTGTTAGCAATATTTTGGGTTTGTGCCAAATTTAGTACCAGTTGTTGACCGGTAGCTAACCAATACAAAGGCACACCTGTGTCTATTGCACATGTGACTACAACTTCACCGGGAAAGAAGTCACGCCGTATCCACGTACTGATCGTCCCCGAAGATAGCTCAAAGTAATCACCAAGTTCGGTCTGGGTTTTGAACCCGTACGAATCCATGATGCGACGAATTAAGGCCTTTCCGCCTGAGCCATTGAGAAGTTGTTGACGCAATTTGCTACCGCGAATTGGAGGTGGTTCAAACTCACCAATTCTTGCATCTGTGAACTTTCCAAAAACTAACCAAGATAGGTCGGCACCTGTATCTAGCGCGCAGTCAATGATTGCGTTGCCCGAAACGCTTCCCCTTTGCAACCAGTTACTAATACTATTTGATGCAATTCCGAGTTTTTCACTTAACTCTTTTTGAGTCGTAACCCCATAAGAAGAAAGAAGTCTTTCTAAAATCTCGGCAGCATTTCCCTTCTCTGAACGCATAAGCACCTCAATACGAACTCAAAAGAGGTTTACATAAACTCTTTTGAGAATTAAAGTGTCGTTCATCGACCAAGATGCGCAACACTGCACTAAAAACACACTTAACCGGAGATAATGCGATATGGCACCCCAAATTGCAACGCAGTCACCTGTTCAATTTCAAGAAATTCCATCATCAATTCCTCAGCTTAACCAGTTAGTTTCGTTGCTGGTTCCTGCGTTAGTAGAAGCTTTACTGCCAAACCTAGCTCGTTCTGTTGGTATCAATACCGCTGAATCTGTAACTGTTCGCGACTTTGCATCATCTGCTGGAATCAGTGAACGCCTTGTGTGGCAATGGCTTGAAGACGGCGTTCTATTGGCAGCCCCGACTAAAGACACATCAAAAAGCCGCTCAACCAAAAAAAGCGCGGTCACAAAATCACGCACTCTCATCAACATGACGGCCTGGCGTGCTAAGCAACATCAGCAGGCGAAGGATTGTAAGTACATTCGTTAATAATGCGTTTAGTTAATCTTGAGTATTCAAGAATTGCAGGAGAATGTCATGTTTGATTATCGGGTATCTAAACAACCTCATTTTGACACCGCATGTACAGCTTTCGTTAGAAAACATAATGTTGCAGGAATTGCTAAAGAGATGGGCATTAGCTCGCAGGTGCTTAGAAACAAGCTAAATCCTGAACAGCAACACAATTTAAGCTGTCAGGAACTTTTGATTCTTACAGATTTAACAGAAGACCCTACGCTGATCGATGGTCTGCTGGCTCAATTACATTGTATGCCAGCGGTTCCGGTTAATGAGTTAGCGGAGGACAACATTGCGGCCTATACGCTTCATGCAACTGCGGCTCTTGGTTCAGTAGCTGCATGCACAGTTTCAAAGGAACGGCACACACGCCAGGCTAAAAACGCAATTATGGAAAGCGTGAATGCTGGCATTCGCCATCTTTCGCTAATCGGTTTAGCGATGCAAGGGCGCGTAGAAGCATCACCCGCTCTGGCCTCCGTTGTTGGTGCTGTCGCAAGTGTTGCCACTAACGGGATGGTCTGAACATGGTGATCTCAATTGCTCCGCTACTAAAACAGCAAAGTCCTTCACGTAATTTCGGCCATGGTTGCATTGAGCTGCCAGGCGGGAAGCGCTGGAGTCCTTTAATGTCAAAAGCCACTGCCCCGCAGGCAGTGAGAAATACAAAGCCGCTTTTAAAGCGCCTTTTTAGTTGAGGTGATTATGTCCTTAATTAATGAAGAGCATATTCAAATAGGTAAAAAACATCTTTCGCGCATTAAAGAGATGTTTGATTTCAGAAAGAATGTAGCGCAGGAAACATTTGATACTCAGCCGCTGCATATGCGCAAAACAATCTGCTTTCACGCTGGCCTTAAAAACCGTCATGTTGAAATGAAGTTTGCAGAATTAACGCCGACTGAAAGGCATCAAGTAGTTGCGGCGCTAAATTCTTTACTGGGATTAACTGAGACCCTGCCGAAATTTATCAGTGAAGACGATTGCAGAATAAATATTAAGCACTAACCCGAATTCAAATTAATAGGCGTAAACCCGCCGGGCATTTTTTTGCCTAAAAACAGGAGTTTTATACATGAAAGAAATGATTAATAAATCCCGAATCGGCTTTGCTGGTTTACCTGTTGTCGGTTTTGATATGGGTTCGGCTGAGGGTGATTACACCGGTGAGCTGACCTTAATGCTCAATGCTGCACGTAATGAAGAACGTGGCAATCGTGCGCAGGTGTTTGCCTCCCGCCTGGAAGCTATCGCCTGTTTCATCATCCAAAAAGAAATGACCGGAATTGAAGCTGCCGAAGCATTACGCCAGGAAGCCACCCGCATTCAAAATGAAGCGGGAGACCTGCACTAATGATGAAACATGAAGAAGCCACGCCAGAAATGGCGGAAGCAATGGCAAAGCGCATTGATATCGATCTGGCGTTCACCATCATCCCTAAAAAGAACGGCGACCTGATTCTGGCTGAAATCAAGACAGATAAAGAAACCCGTACACAGTATTGCTCCACGCTGGCTGTGTTTCAGTTGAGGTTTTCCCTCGCTGCCGAATTCATCAACCGCTGTGTTGATCGCGCTATATGGGCTAAGAAAATCACCAGCGCGGCATCAATGCGCAATGAGTACAGCCGCGCTGCTGATCTGGTATTTGCTGCCCTGGTAAAACTGCAACAGCCGGAGGTGTCACATGGCTGATGTCATTGATACCGCCCAGGAACGCGCAGACCTGATTCTGGCTGCACAAATCCAAGCCGCCCGCGCCCCTGTTGCGGGCGTTTCCGCCATGTTCTGCCTTGACTGTGACCGCCCGATACCGGAGGAACGCCGTGCAGCTCTGCCAGGGGTTGAGCTTTGTGTCTGTTGCAAAGAACTCGCTGAGTTGAACGCCAGACATTACAGAGGCAATAAGTGATCGTTTTCTCAGTAGCGTTACTCATCCTGGCCGCTATCAATGCGGGCTATCTGGTCATTGATATCAAAGACGGCATGTAATGCAGGCCAGCCGCTTCACTCCGCAGATTGAAACGCACGAAGTCTGGGCGTTTCCCTGGAACAAACCACGCCAGGCCGTTTCTGGCCTGGAAAGACCGCTTACCCGTGATGAATACGATCAGGGGCAAGCTGTTTTAATCAGAGTAAAAAACCTCTCTACCGACCTGCGGGAAATATTCACAGGTCGCCATGCATATCTGCTGAAAACGCAGGGCATTCATGCCGCCAATAAATACCTGGTTTATACCCTTGGTCGCAGCATCCTTCCCCGTGTCGAAGCGGTCAATGCGACTCACGCGATGAACGTTAAAGCCTCCATGAAATTCATGTCTGAGGCAGACACCTATCACGGTCTGCCGAGTATGAGCGATAAACCGCTGCGCCGGTTCGCTCAGGACATCGCCGGACAACTGAAAGAAATCTATGAAGAACGTTGCGATCAGTTGCTTGCTCAGTACAACGGTGATAATTCGATTCTTTTTGAGCGTGATACCCAGTGCGAGCTGTACAGCGAAATTGCCGGTATGGCACAGGCTTTCAATGTCACGCCGATGTACTGGAAAAGGTATTGCAAAGACAAACTGGATGCCGTTTCCGCTATCGCTGCCATGTCACGCCTGGTTAATCCGGATTGGTGGTTACGCCAGCTGAAAGGCCAGCGCACCCGCTGGCGTGAATCTTTGCTGATCGCTATCGGCAAGGTAAACCGTGATGCTTCCCCGTATGCCAGTAAGCAGGCTATCCGTGAAGTACGTGCACGCCGTCTGTCGAATCTCGACTACCTGAAAAGCTGCGACCTGGAGAACATCGAAACCGGCGAGCGTTTCAGTCTGATCGACAAAGTGATGGCGAGTATTTCAAACCCTGAAATCCGCCGCATGGAGCTAATGAGCACGATCGCCGGCACAGAGAAATATGCTGCTGCAAATGGCGATGTCGGGATGTTTCTGACCATCACCACGCCTTCCAAATATCACCCGACCCGCATGGTTGGCAAGGGCGATAAAAAACGCGTTCAGCGCAATCACGCCTGGGACAAAGAAGCCTATACCCCGAAAGATGCGCAGCGCTATCTGTGCGGGATCTGGAGCAAAATGCGCACCGCGTTCAAGG